GGAAAAAGGTTCCGCGCTCCCGCGCAACGTTCTGCAATAGAGGCATCCACGACCCGGTGCTCGGAGTCACGGCATAGATCGAGGTCCCGCAGTGAACCACCAGCCGATCGTGAAACGGCTCTTCCGCGCAGGCATACACCTGCCCACGAGACTTCGATAGCAGCGTCTGTCCGTCCCGGCAGGACAAAACCCCGTCATGCCAGTTCAGGTTTTTCATCTCCGGACTCTCGTTCGGCTTCAGCAGATAATCCAAATCACGCAGGTTCAATCCACCTGCCAAGTTCTCAAAGCGCTGCGTGTATTCCTTCTTCGGATCCGGCAAGTCGCTGAGATTCACATAGTAGCTGCGTGCGATAAAAATGCGCCCCCTCTCCAACCCTGTCTACCACGCGCGCGGTCACACATTGTAAAAGTCCCCATAGGCGTTCTGAACCAGCCCACGATGCGGCTGCGGGCGCTGGTACATGCCGTTGAGCTGGTTCTGCCACTCGTTATACAGCGCGGAATACGCAAAGGCGTCATCCTGCATCACCAGGTGCGCCGCGACGTAGTAAGGGATCGCGTTGTGCGTCAAGAGACTGTTGTCCAGTTCGTCCGCATCCTCCTGATCCGGCGTAATCTGCCGGGGACGGCGGTAATACTCCAGTCGGATCGTGCCTGTAATACTCCGCGGCAGCAAGATTCGCTTGTCGTCCGGCTGCACGTACCCGCTCTCGTAATAAAACCGTTCGCCGTCCAGCACCAAAAGACCGCCGGGTGCGATCTGCATGAGGTCAACCGGCAGTCGGTACTCCAGCAATTCGCCGTAGTCCTTTGCCTGGCTGCGCTCCAGCACCTTTGATTCCCGAATGGGCCGCGGCCCGGAGGCGATGATCATCTGGGCGTCATCCACGAGCTCGGGGACGCGCATCACATAGTCCGCCTGATTGTTGTAGCTCTCCGCGATCTGCGATCCGGCCAGTGAATACTGGTTGACCAGCTTCAGCGCGCGATCCCGGACTTCGCCATATGTCATAAGCACATTCCCCGTTTCTAATAAAAATTGACCGGGCGGCGGAGTTCCACCGCCACGCAGGACAAAGGCAAGGAGGAAAAGCCCCCATCTCTTCTGCGCCCACTGGGGCCCGGCACACAAAAGGAGCCCTCCGAAAAGGGCTCCTCCTCAGTCTTAGCCGAGGTTGATGATGGCATCACCGACAGCGATCGGCTTACCTTCGGCGTCAACCTCAACCACACGCACGGCCGTATGGCCGGAGGCCGGAGTGATCTCCACGCCGGTGGCCGCGGACATGGCCGTCCAACCAGAGGTCGTGATTGCGGTACCGTAAGTAACCGCCGTCAGCGCAGAGGCCTTCGCTGCGGTCATGTAGTAACGCTTGCTGCCCTCCATCGTGCCCGGCTCAACCAGGATGGTGGTCTTGCCGGTATCCGTTGCGGCCGTACCCACGTTCAGGATCTTCAGCACAGCCTGGGAGCCGTGATAGTAGACGGCCTTGGCCTTCTCGTTGAGGACAAAGCAGTCGTAGATCATGCGGCCTTCGCAGAGCCAACCGGAGATTCCGGGAGGGTTGTCGTGGATCTTATAGTCCTCGAGCTGCTTCGGAGCAGTCGCAGCGACCTGATGGGTGATGATGAAGGCGCAGCCCGCGGGCAGTCTGCTCGACGGAACCTTCACGATCTTGCAGCCGTCGACCTCACCGATGACGCCCTTGACGAGCATATCCTGGGTGGCGTCGCCGTAGCGCATGAAGGCGCTGTCCTGCTTGATCAGGTTCGCAAAGCGGTAGGAGCAGAAGCACACGCGGCCCTGATCCGGGACGTTGGCGTTGCCGAGCGCCTCCATACCGTTGAGGAACTGCTCATAAGCATTGGTCTTCGTGATCGCCGTGGTGGCGTAGTTGCCGTGCGCGGTCGCGGAAGCGGCCAGAGTAGCGAACACGTAGGTGTCGAACTCAGGCACGCAGACCTCACGGAGCTGACGTGCCAGCGCTTTACCGGCGTCAGACACCATCTCGGACTGGATCTTGTCGCCCTTGTCGATGATGAAGCTGAACGCGCGGTCGCGCTTGACCTGAAGCGACTGCACGTTGCGGGTCAGGTCATTCGGGGTGCCGTATCGGTTGGCGCCGGTACGCTTGTAGTCGGTCATCGGGACAACCGGGATGGAATACACCTTCACGGTGTCCACGCCGGTGAACTCATAGTCGTTATTCAGTGCCAGCATAGCCTGGGACTCGCGCGAGAAGCGCTCGTCGACGGAAGTGCTATACTTAGAGGCGAGATTCTTGCCGCCTGCCATAGTCATTCATCCTTTCATAATGGCGCAGCAGCGGTCGTTCATGTCACCAGTCAGCGGCATTAAAACCGTCCAGAAACGGGTCGCTCGGCTTCAGGTCTGTTGCCCCTCCGCCGGAAACGCCTCGCACCGGTGAGCGCGCGGCCGTAGCTGCGTTCTGTTTGTAGATTTCATTCTCCTTGCGGAGTCGTTCATTTTCGGCTTGTGCCTGCTGCGCCTCATAGTCCAGATACGCCAGCAGCAGGCGCTTATCGCCCTCCACCGCGGCTCTGGACACTGCATCCGGAAGCGCTTGCCCCCGGAGCTGCGGCCTCGCCTGCAAGAGCTCCTCCACTTCCGCCTGATAGTCCCGCTGAACCGCGGTCTCCGCCTGTGCGGCGGGCTCGCTGCTCTCCGCGCGCTGCACCGGAACCGCAGCGTCCTGCATCCGGCGCTCCACGATGTCACGGGCGACCTCGGGATGCACACCCTCGGACGTCAGCTTCTCGATCTCGGAGTCGTGGTAGTTCTGCGCGGCGGCGTTCAGCATGTCCTGCGGAGAGTCATACCCCATCTGGCGGGCCAGGCGCGCGGCCGTTTCGACCGTGGGCGTCATCTCCGCCAGCCGCTGCTGAACTCTGTCCGTAACGCGGGCTTTCTGGTAGATTGTCGGTAGCTCGGATTCTTTCAGCTCCACGTCAATGTCCTCGTGATCCACAAGGGCCTTAAACCGGAGCATCGTCTCCTCCGCCTGACTCGCACCAGACTCCGTAGTATCGGTCGTCTCGGTGTCTGTCTCGGCGTCCGGCGCTGCATCCTCTCCCGACTCCGTGGTGGGGAGCCCGTCCGTATCCGCAGCGTTCTCTGCAACGCCCGTATCTGTGGCTCCCGGTTCTGCTGCCGTGTCGACTTCGGCCGCGTCATCGGAATCCGTGAAAAGGTCGTCACCGTCTGCCCAGCCGTCCGGCAGAATCGGGGTGTCCTCGTCCAGATAGGTGCTCGTCGCTTCGTTGTTGGTATCCATGTGTGTCTCCTTTCATGGTGAGAAAGAATTTATCTCAAACCGCCATCGCGGCTTGTGAGCAAGAAAAAAGGCCCAGGGGCGGATTATTCCGCTCCCTGAACCTTGAGCAGCGCGGTCTGCGCCTTCTGCGGCAGCGCGCTGAAACGTTGCTGGATGTTCTGTGGCATGTTCTGAATCGTCTTCTCGGCGTCCAGCGCCCCGCCCATCGACGGGCCGCCCGGCGCATCCGCTGCCCCGCTGCCCATCGTCACCGGAGCTGCCGCCGATGCGGCGACTGCACCCGGTGCCTGCTGCGCGGCAAGTGCTTGCCTCTTCAGCTCCTGAATCAGCTCCTGCTTTTTCGGAATCAGCTTATCCGGTATGCGCTCCAGATACGCGATCACATCCAGCGTGCCGTCTCGACGCAGGTTATCCAGCGTCTGCACCATCGCGATCTCCGAGAAGTATGTCGTCGCGCCAACACTCGCGCGAATGTTGAACCACAGGTGCTTGAACTGTGAGAAGTCAAACTCCTCCGCAACGCGGCGCGTCACCTTCTGCGTAATCATCTGCCCGGTCGTCTGGTCGACCATCGGCGTACCGTCCGCGCCCGTCACCGGCTCGTCAAAATCTTTGTCTCGCACCAGCGGTCGTTTGCCATAGTACGTGCCCATCATATCCAGCAGGATCGCGCCGATGTCCGAAATCCACTCGTACATACCGGCGCGCGTGTTCTCCAGCGGAACCTCCGAATTGGACTGGAGCACCATCAGCGCGGAGGTGTTGTCCGGCTTCACAGCGCCCATCTGCACGTCCGTCGCGCCCAGGCACTCCTTGGTGTACGCCATCGCCTTGTCGATCGCATAAATGATCTGATTGGACATGTCGGCCGGTTGCAGAGTGGTCGCAATCTGGCCGATGTTCTGGCCCGGCTGCATCCCACGCACGCCAATTGCCTGCCCAATCTCGTTGTCCCACTGGCCGATCAGATCCTGATTGTAAACGGTCTTCGGGAAGCCCATAAGCTGCAAATGACGCATCACCATCGCAAACATGGTGTTGATGAAAATCTGGTTTGGGATAATGCCGGTCACAAGCGCGCGGCCGTGATACTGGTTTTTCTGCCGCTCCCAGTTGCCCCACGCGATCGGATACCGGGAGAGCCCCGTGTCCACATCCTCGTAGATCACGCAGTTGCGCGTCGCCTTCGTAACGTGCACGGTCGTGACATAGCGCCGCATCGTGCGGGTCTTATATACCGGCTGCCCATTTGCATCCACGATCGGGAAGCCCTTCGCATCACGTTCCGGCACCGGATCTCCGTTTGCGTCTCGAACAGTCTCCTTCATCGGCTCGCCGGTCTTAGGGTCGACCACGTCTTCCTCGTGCGTCTTTTTGGTGTACATATAAAGGAACAGGCACTTGTCGTGGCCGTCGTCAGACTGAATCAGCTCATGCTTGCCGCCGACACCCGCCTGCTCAAAATACTCCGTGTCGCCCTGGATACTGGCCTCCGCGCCCTGCTTTTTCTGCGGGTTGCGCTTGTCATAGCGGCGTTTCTCCTCTCGCAGGGACGCCACCGTGTCGCGGCCGACAATCAGAATGTAGGGCTGCTTTTCCACATTCGGCGTGTTGGGATTGCCGAACATGACGTTGATACCGTCCACCAGCTCCATCTGAATCTCGCCACGATACGGGCCAAACGCGCCGCCATACGGCACAGCGTCCGGATCCCAGTAGAAATGTGCGCAGTAATCGCCCGTCTGCGCGCCGTCAAACAGCGCCTCGCGGATGCGGTATTCCATCTTGAACTTGTCCAGCAAGTTGCGAACCTCCGCCGTTGCGTACTCCGAAGCGTCGGTGGACGGGTCGCTCAAATTCGTCCCGTCGTAATACTGAAGCGGGTCGTAAACGATCGCCACACCGCTGGCCGTCAGAGACGCCACGAACAGGCTCGTAATGCGCTTGATGATGTTGAACACAGGCTTCGGCAGGCACGCCATAGCGCGCGTTTTTGGCAGGTTACGCCACTGATTTCCGATGAAGAATTCAATGTTCGTGTTTACCGTCGCGTACTGGCTCGGGGACAGACTGTTGTTGTATGTCCGCCCGTTCTCGTAGTACCTCCAGGCCTGTGTAATGCTGTCCTTACCGCTCATGCCGATCACTCCTCCTGCGTGGCGGGCGTTACCGGCTCAAGGCCATACGCGACGTCTGTACTGTAATCCATCATGGATCGGAACGCCTGCTGCTGCTCGATCAGCCGCGCGCGTTCCTGTTCACCGAGCTCCTTCGCCTCTGCCGTGCGGGTGTGCTCCACGAACTTCGCGTGCCCCCGCCAGCCGAGATATACGCACCCGGCACAGATCGCCAGGCCGAGCAAAACACCAACCGCACCGTAGATGATATAAACCAAAAGCCATACTCCTTTCGGCCACTTGGCCAAACAAAAGCACCGATCCAGCAAATCGCCGGGTCGGTGCTTTTTTATTCTCTTGCTGTTACCACGACTCGTAGCCGCCGTACACGTCATACAGCGCCTCTGAATCCAAAAAGGACTCCTCGTCGCGCCGCTGCTCCTCCGCCTCTTCCGGCAGCCGCGCCGGAATCGCCTCGCCAGAGGAATACACCATGTAGCTCAATGCCTGCGTCGTGCTGTCCACCATGTCATCGTGCGCGCCAGCCGGGAATGCGCTCCACTGGTCGATATACTCATCCAGCCACGGCGCCCCCATCGGCAGAAACACATGTCCTGCCTCGATTGCCGGACTCACCGCATTCACACGCGCCTTCTTGCCGCCCTTCGGGTTCACCGGAATGCAGAACATCTCGCGCTGCAGCACATCAATGATCGCCGAACCGTTCGCCTTGTCCTCGATCAGCACACGCCGTGCCGCCGGGTACAGCCCCTGCACCAGACGAATCGCCTGAAGCGTGTCCGTGAATGACATCTTTCGGTTCAGGCAGTAGCGCAAATAGTAGTTCGCACCGAGCTTGCCCCACACCGTGATCGCCACAAAGTCGCTCGTGTCGAGGCCTTTGAACGTCGCGTCCACGCTGATGAGCTCCGTGCCGAAGTACGTGATGTCCTTCGGGTCGAAATACTGCCACCACGACCGCTGGATCAGGTTGCCGCCCTCTACACGGGGCTTGCATTGATACAGCGCTGTCCACGCACGCACGCCGCCCTTCGGGTCGGCCAGATAACTCGCCTTGAAATCCGCCAGCCACGTCGCGTTCTTGCCCAGCTCCGGGCACAGCGGCGCTCCCGGCTCTCGCCCGAGCGGGTCGTTTTCCTCTGCCTCTACCGGTAGCCTGAGCAGTGTCGCGTTTGGCTCAGTCGCCAAAATACGCGCCGCCAAATCGTCCTCGTGCCAGGGCGTCATGATCACAACGACCTTCGCACCGGCCGACAAACGGGACTTAATGGAGTTCTGCCACTCCGCCCACACCTTGTCACGCCACGTATCCGAATCGGCCTCCTCGCGGGACTTGATCGGGTCGTCAATGATAATCAGATCGCCCGGGTTGCCGGTGATGCCGGATCGGATGCCTCGGCTAATCAGGCGGCCCTTGTGGTTGTCGAGCTCGATCTCCGTTGCGCGGTCGATCTCTCCGATCCGAATCTGAAACAGCTTATCGCCGAATTGGCGAATTTTCGTCTTGTTCTTCCGGCAGAAGCGCTCGGCGAAATCGTCGTTGTAGCTCGCCAAGATGACTTGCCGGGTCGGGTGCTTCCCCAGATACCAGCTCGGCAGCGACTCCGTGATCGTCAGCGACTTGCCGTGCTGCGGAGGCGTTTCAATCACCAGAATATCGTAGGCGTTCCCGGTATTCGTCTCGATGAAGCTCTGCACCCTGTCCGCCAGAAATTCGCTCATTCGCGTCTTTACCCAGGTCGGCCCATGGACATACGGCAAATAGCTCCGGTAACGCCTGCGCGCCAATTCGCGTGCCGCCCGTTCTGCCTGGATTACATCATATTCGCCCATTCGCCGCGCTGCGCACCTCCGTTCTGGTGGAATGGCATTTCTTGTAAAACCCTTTTTGACCCTCAAATTTCCGCGCATGGGGGCCCCTCCTCCGACGAGACCCCCCGCCCCCTCCGGGGGACACACCCCCGGGGGCGCTCGTATACGCGCGCGGATGGGTCGGGTGCAATACGCGCATGCGCGTGGGGGCGTACCCCTGCGCGCAGCGCCAGGGCTTATGCGCCCGCGCGGCCGCCGCGCATTATGCCCGCGCCCGCCGTCCGCTCATGCGGCCGTGCGTATATACCCACGCGGACGCGATAGCAACACGGGGCATTAGCTCCTGAAGCTATCACCCCATGGTGCAGAAAGCCCTACTGCATCAAGGCTTTGCGGGCATCGCCTCGGCGACAGGTGCAACGTCGGTGCAACACTCGGGCAGCGCGTCGGCCTGTTTGGCCTCGGCGAGCTCCTCGAGCTCGGCATCCGACAGCGCCGCGAGGTCGATGTCGCCGACCGGACGATCCGCCAGCGCGCGAATGTTCACGTCCGTGCCCGGGCGCTCGCCCGCGGTATCGCGCACGAAACGCGCCGCCTCCGTGTCACCCGCGCACGCCTTGACGAACTGCGCGAGCATGATCGCGTCCGCGCCCAGTGGATCGTCCACGCCC